ATTTTCTCCTTTCATGTTTTGGTTTTTACTTTCTTTATTGCCTGCACAAGCGGTTACTGTGAATAACAAGCCAAGGGCGGTAATAGTTGATTTTATTAATTTCATATTTATCTGTTTTTTATCTTTTTCTGATATTGCAAAGTTAATCGCTTTTCATCGCCTGAAAAATGGCAATTTCACCGTATAAGTTAGCCAAACTTCCCATTCTGCTCAAAATATCATAAAAAATCTTCTTCTGTGAGAACTTACTCGTGAAATTAATATTTGTTAATAAGGGAGTTTTTATACATAACTGTCTGATATTGTTTTACTTTTGTAAGAAGTCTGATAAAGAGTATAACATAAAGAGTCTATTTTCTGCTATGAATAATAAACACACAGCCACATCAAGGCAATTCTTTCAAACACTGACAATCTGCATTTGTCTGCTTTTTGCCGGTACATATTCTGCCAAAGCCTCTGACAGGGATCATAGGCAATATGATTATGTACTCATCTTAAACAGTTATAACGAATCCGCCCCCTGGAGTAACAGTATCACCTCTCCTATCATGCACAAAATATCCGAACTAAAAGATATTGATGCATACATTGAGCACCTAAATCTTTTTATGGTAAACGATTCTGTTATGGTAGACAGGTTTCCACAAATGCTTTTAAACAAGTATGGCAAAACTCCTCCCAAGCTGTTGGTCCTGCTGGGAAGTATGAGCATGATTTTCAGAGAAGAGATAAAGGAAATGTGGGGAGACGTGTCTATTTTAGTATGCGATTCCGATCCATACATATATACAGAAGAATATTACAGAAAACGAGATGTGACAACTCCTGAAAATAAAATTCATGTAGACAGTTTGAGAGATGATTACAATATCACCTTCATGCATACTCCGGCCTATCTGAAAGAAAGCGTAAAACTAATGACGCGCATGATTCCCAATATGAAAAAACTTATTTTTTTGGGAGACGGCATTTATCCTAACCCTGAATACAACAAGCAGTTAAAGAATATTATAACCCGGGATTTTCCATATCTCCAATATCAATTTATCTCCTCTTATAATTATACGCTACCCGAATTGTATAATGCCTTAAGAAATGCCGACAAAGAAACCGGAGTTTTAGTATCCACATGGTTTGCGGAAACTTTAACCTCACAACAAATGTTGATAAACGCATACCGAAGCCTTTCCAGCATTTCTTCTCCCCTGTTCTCTATCCGCTATGCCGGTATGGACGATGGAGGCATGGTGGGCGGATATATGTATAATGAAAAGATATTTATCAATGAACTGCTCCGGAATGTCTCACAAATGCTTAATGGAAAACCGGCAAGGGAAATTCCTTTCTTTGTTCCTGCAGATGCTCATCCCACATTTAATTATACGACGCTGGTCAATAAAGGACTCAACCCTAAATTATGCCCTCAAGACAGCATATTTTATGATAAGCCGGAAAATTTCCTGAAGAAATATATATGGGTTATCGCAGGAATATTCATCACACTTTTGCTGATAGCCCTTATCCAACAAAAACGCATACAAATGTTGAAAGAACTAAGAAGGGTTCAAAAGCAAGAATTCGAAAACCAAATCAAATATACAAACCTTATCGACAATATGCCTATTCTCTATATGAAAGAGAAAGTGATTAGAAATGAAAGTGGGAATATTGTTGAAACAATTTTATGTGACGTTAACCGTTTCTTTGCTGTCATTATATTGCTAATGACAAGAAAAGAGAATAGAGATAAACATTGTATCATATTCAGAAAAACAGCGAATACATTAAGAGATAGCGTTTTTTCGCAGATGCAATTTGCTATATCAGCATTGCATCTTGATGGCGATTTTAAATGTACTGTCAGCCCAATGAAAATAACATACATACCAACTGGGCAGACTATAATGTTTCGTGGTGTTGATGACAGAATGAAATTAAAGTCGTTAAAAGCTCCATTCGGATACTTTGCTTTTGCATGGCTGGAAGAATGCGATACTTTTACCGGAATGGAAGAAGTACGAAGCATCTTGCAGTCATCGATGCGAGGTGGAAAAGACTACTGGACTTTTATGTCATTCAACCCACCAAAAACGAGACATAACTTCATGAATGAAGAAGTATTAATCCAGAGAGACGACAGATATGTTCATTCTTCTGATTACAGAACGGTTCCAAAGGAATGGCTTGGACAACAGTTTTTTGACGATGCCGAACATCTCAAACAGATTCGCCCAGAAGCCTATGAGCATGAATACCTGGGCGTCCCAAATGGTGACGGCGGAAACGTATTTGAATATCTGGAGATTAGAGATATTACAGACGAAGAGATCAGTCACATGGATCGTATTTTCGCTGGCGTAGATTATGGATGGTACCCGGATGCCTTCTGCTATCTCAGGACTTATTACGATTCTGCTAGAGAGAAGATATATCTAATTGACGAGCTATATGTAAATAAATGGAGCAACTCCAAGACCGCTGATTGGATTAAGAAAAAAGGCTATGACGATTACACAATGATATGTGATTCTGCGGAACCTAAGTCCGTGAACGACTTCCGGGATGCAGGACTTCCTGCCAGAGGAGCAATTAAGGGGCCGGGAAGTATCGAGTATGGTTTTAAGTTCTTACAGACTAAGACACTTGTCATTGATCCAAGGCGAACACCGAATGCATATAAGGAAATCACGGAATATGAGTATGATCGGGACAAAGAGGGAAATGTGATAAGTGGCTATCCTGACGGAAACGACCACGCAATCTCGGCACTTAGGTATGCTTATGAGCCGTTATTTAACAGGAGGGGGTACAGTGCATAAAATGTTAGATAGGTACTTTTCAGATAAAATAAATAAATTCTTAAGCATCGGTTTAAAAATATATGGATCATCTGAAATTGACAAAATCTTAAAAGTTGTAGAATATGAAGACATTATTGTGCGAGATACTTCTGTAAAATGGATGGATTTTAAAAGGTAGATTAAATGGGACTTATAACAACACTAAAAAGGTGGTTTAACATGATTTTTAAAAAACAAGCCGAAGAGGATTTTAATATCCAGGCAGCAGAATTTCCGGAGATGGAATCACTGATTAATCGGTGTGCGAACATCTACAGAGGCGCGCCGGAATGGTTAGATGATAAGAATAATATCAAGACAATTAATTTTGCCAAATCTGTCTGCTCAGAAACAGCCCGGCTCGCAACATTGGCGATCGGCATTCAGATAGACGGCTCCGCAAGGGCTACGTGGCTACAGGAGCGGATTGATAAAGTATATTTCCAGATACGCCACTGGGTAGAATATGGCTGTGCTTATGGAACGGTGTTTATTAAGCCGAACGGTGAGAGCCTTGACGTATTCACTCCGGCAGACGTGATGATTGTGGACTATGACAATCAGGAAATAAAGGGGATTATATTTAAGGATTCCTATACTGTTGGACGGAAATACTACACACGGCTTGAATATCATAGATTTGTTGAGACTACAATGGACGGCGTGACAACCTATCCGTACTACGTTTCTAATAGAGCCTACGTATCAAAATCTCCTCAGAGCATCGGTGATAAGATTGACCTTAAACAGACCAAATGGGCCGACCTCATGGCAGATACACCACCGATTCTCAAAGCAAACGGGGAGAAGCTGGACGGCCCTCTGTATGGAGTACTGCGAACACCACAGGCGAACAATGTGGATATCAGTACACCACTTGGACTTCCAATATTTGCCGAAGCTATCGAAGAACTGAAGGACCTCGACATTGCATACAGCCGTAATGCAAAAGAAATCCTTGATTCTAAGAGGATTGTTCTGGCAGATGAAAGGTTACTCCTTCCAAGCGGATCACCTGTATCCTCTATGGCACCACAAGCCATGAAGCTTAGATCAAAAGAATTTGGGCTTCCAGATTATGTGAAGAATGTTTTTGGAGATGATGCAGGGTCTTTCTATCAGGAAATAAATCCGATACTTAACACAGATACCCGTATAAGCGGCATAAATGCCATTTTAAGCCAGTTGGGGTACAAGATTGGATTCTCCAACGGGTATTTTGTTTTTAACGAATCTAGCGGTATTCAGACAGCTACAGGAGTAGAAGCGGAACAGCAGAGGACAGTGCAGTTCATTAAAGACGTTCGAGACAAACTGGAATCCTGCCTGAACGAAGTTATCTACGCACTGAACGTTTACGCTGACCTGTACGCACTTGCACCTGTCGGGGCTTATGAAGTCAATTATGATTTCGGAGATATTCTCTATGTTAGAGAAAACGACCGTGCGAGATGGTGGCAGTATGTGACTACCGGCAAGGTCCCGGCATGGTTGTATTTCGTGAAGTTCGAGGGAATGACTAAGGAAGAAGCGAAAGCAATGGTCAAAGAAGCTCAGCCAGACGAACCAAAACTGTTTGGAGATGAGTAGTTATGTTAAGCCCAGAATATTTACGGCAAATTACAGAGGGCAGTGAACAAATTGCAGAAGAACTGCACCAGTATATTATCTCTGAGATTGTATCACGGATGATGGCAAGAATCGGCAGAGGTGAGGATTATATTCTGACCAATGCTGATACATGGAGAATCAGAACGTTGCAGGAATCTGGCGAATTGCTAGAGGACATTCTAGCGGAATTATCCAAATATACCAAACGCGAACAGCAAGAGCTTCTTGAAGCGTTTGAGGATGCCGGAATCACTGCAATGAACTATGATGACAAGATATATAAGGCGGCAGGATTAAGCCCTGTGCCACTCGAACAGTCACCAACTATGATAAGACTCATGGAACGGAATATGCTTGCGACTATGGGCGAGTGGAAGAACTTCACAAGAACCACCGCAAGTGCCGCTCAGAGGCTCTATATTGAGCAATGCGACCTTGCATATAACCATGTGATGACTGGGGCGGTTGGATATACGCAAGCCATCAAAGAGGCAGTTAATAACGTTGTGAGTGATGGTGTTACCGTCACATATCCATCTGGCAGAAAAGACACGATTGAGACCGCAGTTGCACGTTCTGTCAGAACTGGTGTGGCGCAGGCATGTGCTGATATTCAGTTGGCAAGAATGAAAGAAATGGGATATGGTTTAGTACTGACATCTGCACATATAGGAAGTCGACCAAGCCATGAAGTATGGCAAGGACAGGTATTTTCTATAGACTGGGAAAAATTAAAAGAAATCAAGCCGGAGTTTTTTCAGGAACGAGATACGCCAGAATATCGTAGAATGTTGGAGCAAAAAGCAAGCCGCTATCCAGATTTTATTGAAAATTGTCATTATGGCGAAGCTGATGGAATATGCGGAGTAAATTGCAGACATCATTTTTCAGTTTGGGTGGAAGGAATGCCGAATCCCTATGCAGAATTATCAGCACAGGATAAAGTCAACAAAGGGAAGCAGTACGAAAAGGAACAACGACAACGTACTTATGAACGGAGAATCCGCAAAACGAAGCGTGAAGTTCTTGGACTGCAAGCAGGAGTTGACAATGCACCGAATGAAAAGGCGAAATTCGCGCTCCAGCAAGACCTTGACCGGAAGTCTTATCTTTTGCAGAAACAAAATGCTGCATACAAAGATTACTGCAAGCAGAACGGCCTGAGAGAACTGCAAGACCGGCTCATGATAGCGAAGTGGAACCGCCAGAACGCCGCAAAAGCCAGAGGAGCGGCAAAGAGATATAAGACAGCAAAGGGGATTGACTGATGGATAGATGGGAATATTACAATCCGAATCCTGCCGGGAATCGAGTCGGAGATTGTGCTGTCCGGGCAATATGTAAAGCAACCGGGTTCGACTGGGAAACGGTATTCGCTGGATTAATGATACAGGCGTGCGCTCTGTCAGATATGCCAAGTGCAAATTATGTCTGGGGAGCGTATCTCTATAAGCATGGATACAGGCGCAAACTGATTGAGCAGTCAGAACGATATATCTATACAGTCAATGATTTCTGCGCAGACCATCCAACAGGCACATATATCCTCTGCATAGATGGTCATGTGGTGACAGTACAGAACGGCAAATATTTTGATACATGGGATAGCGGTAATGAAGTCCCGGTATATTACTGGGAAAAGGAGTAGCTAAATGAGCATATCAGAATTTGTACAAATTTTCCTCTCTATCTGTGGAGGAGTATCCATTGTTGGAGGGGCGGCGGCTGTAATCTTTAAGTGGATTACCCCGGCGTTTCGGCTTAATAAGCGAGTAGAAACACTGGAAGAACATGACAAACGAGATTACGAGAGTCTTCAGAGGATTGCAGAACGTGATTCATTGATTCTGGAAGTGTTGTCGACCATGTTGGATAGTCAGATCAGTGGGAATAATGTTGAAGAGTTAAAAAAAACAAAACAGAAGCTCACGGAGTATCTTGCGCAGAATCAACGTTAGCATTAATAAGGGGTATGCTCATGAAATTATATGTGTTCACTAAGAAAGATATAGATAGGTTCTTGCTAGAGTGTAATTTTACACCAGACGAGGAAAAGTTATTCCGACTGAGATGTCAGGAACATACTCTTGAATATTGCGCTGAACAGATGAATGTGAGTATATCCACGGTAAAACGGTTGAGCCGGAGAGTAAATAATAAAATAATTAAAGTATGCTGATACGATAAAAGCCCCGGAGATTATCCAAGGGCTTTTTTTACAATAAGACTATTAATTTTTTCATCATTATGGTATAATATCGTTGTCGCTTGCAGAGGATGTTCTGTAAGTGGAGTGACCAACAATTCCGGTCGCCGAGGGTTGAAACAATAATTTTAAGTGTAAAGAGCTGGTTTTCGGCTCTTTATTCTTTTGCATTCTTCCCGTCCCCGTAACATTTGTAAAACGCCACTGTAAGCTCCGCCAGTTCCTGTGGCGTAAGCTTTTCTTTTAAGCCGTCCGGGATGCGGCTGTAGTTTGCTCGGAATGTATCAGAACATCTACCGATACTGCAAGCCTTCTTGACTTGTTCGAGCTTGTACATCGCTCCAAGTTCTTCTATGTTGATTTCTCCAGCGTTAACGGCTTCCTGTCCTTCTTTTGTTAAAATAGACATTGCCTCTTTCTTATTGATGATTCCGATTCCATTAATTCTCATGATATTTTCCTCCTTTTTTATAAAATGCGATATCTCACGATATCTTCAACTTTCTCAGGACTTCCATACCAGTATTTTTCGTCTGGATTCCATTTAAGCCCAAATTCTTTTAAAGTCTTTCTACAATAAAAAGTATTTCCAGAAACGACTCCATCGCCAAGATTAAAAAGAACTTCGCATCCGTCAAGGCAAGCGTTGAAATATTTGCCAAGTTTTGCAAGCTTGAGATCTTCTTTGGCTTTTTCCCATGCTCTTTTAAGTGCTACAGAAATAGTGCATTTACACTGTCTTACGATACTCCATGCATTCTTCATGATTTCTGATTTGTTATACTTCATAACGCTTACCTCCTAAATAATTTCTTGTTCCTCTTTCTGATATTATAATACCACTCATTGGGTGATATGTCAATACTTTTTTGAGCTGTTTTAAAATTGATTTCCATGCAAGAAAAAATCCTGGAGCTTTACTTTTATTGATAAACATAGTAATCTGCGATATTATAAATTGGGCTATTTTTATTATTCTTCTATTTTTTTAATATCTTCTCTTACAACTCTCTCAAGCAAACTAATAACATACTCTGGAGGATTGCGTTTGCCGCCCTCCCAGTTTTCAATACTTCTCTTAGGGATACCGTATTTTTCAGAAAAAGCTTGCTGTGTAAGTCCAGATAACGTTCTGATTTCGTGAAAATCAAAAGAATCTGGAGAAACTTTTTCAGGAAATACGTCCTCTTCTCTTACCTGATATGTGAAGAATCCCATCGAGGACGGAAGGATTCTGAAATAGAACACCTCATCGTCTTCTTCTGTCCAGGTTTGCTGCAAAAATATTTTTGAGCACTGTTCATCTAATGCAAACTTTTCATCTGAATCAGAATAAACAGCATAAGAACATAAATTTCCTGTATCGGATTTTATTCTCTTCATTTCGTCATAGATAAATTTAGTTCTTACATATCTAACTATACTATATACTTGCTCTATTCTAATTCCTGGAAATAGAACTTCGATTTGTTTATAAATCTTATTCCACAGACACGCATGGTACTTGCTATCTAGTTCAACCGGCATGTCGATATAGCCGCTGCTGCGAACTGACAAAAATCGGTACGCTGTATCAATTGTTTCCTTGTCTCTAACGGGAGAAATTAATTCCACATCATCCGGAAAATCAAATGGCAAAAGGTTTGATTTCTCCTGATTCTCAAGATCGTGTTTTACCATGCTCAAGAATTTCTCATATTCATATTTTTTCAACATCTTATTTCCACTCCATCTTTTCTTCATAATCACTCAAAGCTTCTTTAAATTTTATTTCGCAAATGTTGTTTTCACAATCAATATCGCTATTTAATTCAACGTCTAATTCTCTTGGACTGTAAGCACAATAACGGTTTTCAATAAACCATTTTGCTTCTTTGATCCTGTAAATAGTCTCCATGGCTTTTTTCATGCGCTCCGGCATTTTCTTTCTGCCTTTGGATTCATGAAAATTAATGCAACTGTTTCCATACTCGATCATTTTCTTACGGATATCCTCAGCCCAGGCGATCTGTTTTGGACTGCCAACCAGTTCCGGTAATTCTTTACACATATCCTTTGCTTCCCTCCATGCTTTCTTGAGACCAGAGGAAATAGACATTCTCATTTTCTTAACTAACTCCCATGCTCTTTTCATTATTACCGCTAAATTATATTTTTTCATGTCCTTTTCCTCCTTAGTTTTCTTATTTCCTCTTTCTGATATTATAATACCACTCAATGAGTGATAAGTCAATACTTTTTTGACACTTTTTCGAACTTTTTAGATCGATATATCTATGCAAAAATATAGCTATAGAAAGTCATAGAATAAGTCATAGAATAAGTCATAGAATAAGTCATAGGAGGTGTACGAGATGGCATTATATAATAATCCTTATCAATATAGTTTTGGTGTTCCGGGACAGATGAATCAATTTCAGCAACAGCCTGTCCAGATGCCAGCTCAACCAGTACAGCAACCACAACAGAACAATAATGGTATCCTGTGGGTATCTGGCGAAGTCGGTGCAAAATCTTATCTGGTAGCACCCGGAACAAGTGTTTTACTAATGGATTCAGAATCAGAGAAATTTTATATAAAATCCACAGACGTTTCCGGTATGCCACAGCCATTACGAACATTTGAGTATCATGAGGTAGGCTCTCAGATGCCCTCTAAACAGTCTGTTCGGGAATCAGATAATAAATATGTCACGCGGCAGGAATACAACGACTTGAAGAGCAAATACGAAGTCATCATAAACCGATTAAATTCTTTTTCTGAACCTGTTAGAGCTAATATCGCGCAGGAATCAGCAGCCAAGGGAGGAAATGCAGATGAGTAATCCATTGTTTAATGCACTTGGTGGTGGGATGCCACAGGGTAACGGTCCGATGCAGATGATACAGCAGTTTATGCAGTTCAAACAGAATTTTAAGGGAGACCCGAAGGAAGAAATCCAGAAGATGTTACAGTCTGGAAAGATTTCTCAACAGCAACTTAATCAGGTTCAGCAGATGGCAGGGCAATTCCAGCACATGTTGAAAGGAATGAAATAGTACATTACAATCTGGCCAGATTGATGTAAATATACAAAAAGGAGATTATATTATGGATGGAAATTATAGCTTAGCAGATATTGCCGCTGCTACTGGAAACGGTAGAAATAATGACGGCATGTTTGGTGGAGATGGTAGTTGGTGGATTATTGTTTTATTCATTTTTGCTTTCTTTGGATGGGGAAACAACGGCTGGGGCAATAATGGCAATGGTGGCGGATATGCAGCCACAGCAGCTACTCAGGCAGATATTCAGAGAGGATTTGACAATTCCGCAGTAATCAGCAAACTTGACGGGATCAACAATGGACTCTGTGATGGATTCTATGCAGTGAATAACGGTATGCTTACCGGCTTTAACGGAATTAACACCAACATCATGCAGACTGGCTTCGGAATCCAGCAGGCAATCAATGCTGATACTGTAGCGAATATGCAGAATACAAATGCTTTGCAGGCACAGCTTGCGAACTGCTGTTGTGAAACCAGGGAAGCTATCCAGGGCGTAAACTACAATATGGCACAGAACACCTGTGCATTGCAGAACACCATGAACAGCAACACAAGAGACATTATCGACAGCCAGAACGCAGGGACAAGAGCCATTCTTGACTATCTTTGCAATGAAAAGATTTCTAACCTGCAGGCTGAAAACAATGATCTCAGACGCGCTGCTTCTCAGGATCGCCAGAGTGCACTTCTCACAACTGCAATGGCTTCACAGACACAGCAGCTTATTAATGCGATCAATCCAGCACCGATCCCAGCATATCAGGTTCCTAACCCGAACACATATTACGGATGTGGATGCAACACTGGATGTAATTGCTGATAACTTCATATCGAGAGTATCTTTCGATTGATTCGAATGTCGGCTTATGCCGTATTACACAGAGGGGCAGGCTGAGACCTGTCCTTTTGTGATATGAAAGGAGTATTTTTATGGCAGAATTTACAAATGTAGCTGCTCAGACTGTAGCAGCAAATGGAAACGTAGTATTTTCAAATACAGCAGTTAAAGGTTCTAACTGCATCCAGCACAGAGAGGGAAGTGGAATTATCACACTGAGAGGACTGACTAATCAGTGTAAAGCAAGATTCTTCGTGGATTTTTCTGGTAATATCGCAATTCCAACAGGCGGTACTGTTGAAGCTATTTCTCTGGCTATTGCAATTTCTGGTGAGCCTGTATTATCCTCCCAGATGATTTCTACACCGGCAGCAGTAGACCAGTATAATAATGTGTCTTCCGGTATCTATATTGACGTTCCTCGCGGATGTTGCGTTAATATCGCAGTAGAGAACACAAGCGATCAGGCGATTTCTGTTGCGAACGCAAACATTGTTGTAACCAGAGAAGCGTAGGAGGTGTGATTATGAGAGATATTAAAGACTTATGCGCAAGAATTGAAGACGAGCTGTCCAAAATCGCTGACAATGGACTGACCACCGGAAATCTGGAAATGACATACAAACTGATTGATATGTACAAAGATATCAAGAATACACAGTACTGGGACAAAAAAGTGGAGTACTATAACACTGTCCTTGATGAGATGCGTGGCGGCTATAATGACGATTACAGCGAACGCGGAAGAAAGCGTGACAGCATGGGGAGATACAGTGCAAATGACGGCAGAATGATGCCGGATTATGACAGAGACAGTTCTTATGCCAGACGTGGTGAGCATTATGTTAGAGGACATTACAGCCGTTCTGACGGACGGGATGCTTATGACGACTACATGACACAGAAACAGAGTTATCGTTCCGGCAAATCTGAGGACTGCAAGAGAAAGATGCTCGCCGCTCTGGAAGAACATCTTGACGAGCTTACAACAGAAATGAGCGATATGTCCAAGGATGCAGAGTGCCGGGAAGAACGTGATCTTGTCAAGAGATACGTGGAAAAACTTCGGGATATGCTCTAATTGGCTAAAATATGTACCACAACTTTTTGGATACTTTGTGGTAAAATATATTCATAGGGAAGATTCGTAAGTGGTTACAGCCACTTGACATAGACATTTTTTTCATTGATTCCTCCTTTCACGGGTGCGTGTCCTTAACAGAAACAGATTCGGACGGAATCTGGAGGTTGAAAAGCGGATGCAATTTCCGACACGTACCATTGCTGTCTATGCGATCATGTAGACAGTACGCACCTCCTTGTAAAAGGTAATGGGCGGACAGATGCCCGAAACAACTCGTGGAAAGCATAACACGATAAACCTATTGCTAACCCGGATTGTACCGGGTTATTCGGAAAGTGCAAGTAACTGGGAACGGCGTGGTCATAGACTAGGTCTTGGTGGTTCGAATCCATCCTTTCCGCTTATCTGGAGCCTGAAAGTTTGGCGTGGGAATAGCGCAGGGCGGCGCATGGGAATGTAATTCCGAGTTCCGGACATGTTTGCTGCCTATCGGATTGTAAAGTGGTCTCCCTTAAAGTAGGCAATAAGTGAACGTGCTGAAATGGTTCTTCCAGATATGTACATCGCAGGATAGAGAAGCGGAATCTCACAAGGCTCATATCCTTGAGAACGGCGGTTCAAATCCGTCTCCTGCAATTAATCTGCTTAAAGTTACGCTATCTGTACACAGGTGGTCTATGGCTAGGGTAGATTGCAACATCATGATGCTGATTAGGTTATGTCTTATCCTGTAGACCGATGTTCGGTCCGAAAAGGCACTTCAATGTGGCTTCGCCAAGTGGTAAGGCACCGGGCTTTGACCCCGGGAGAGGAACACTCATTCATTGGTTCGAATCCAATAGCCACAGTTACCCTGCCAGTGGTCTAACTGGCTTAATCCATTTACCTGCGGCGGCAGGTCAATAAACACGACCAGGAGGATATTATGCAGAAACTTATTGACACACTTAAATCATTTGGAATTGAGATCCCGGAGGACAAACAGGCAGATGTTAAAAAGGCACTCTCTGAGCATTATAAGAATGCCAAGGAAGTAGCGAAAACTCTGTCAAAAGTTGAGGGAGAAAGAGACGGCTGGAAAGAACGTGCTGAGACAGCAGAAGAAACCTTAAAAGGTTTTGACGGTATCGACCCGGCAAATGTTAAAAGCGAGTTAGAGACTTGGAAACAGAAGGCAGCAGATGCAGAGAAAGAGTTTAATGCAAAAATCTACGACCGTGATTTCTCAGACGCTCTGAAAGCGGCACTCGACGATGTTAAGTTTTCCAGCGAAGCAGCAAAGAAATCAGTCATGGCAGATATTAAAGAAGCAGGTCTTAAGCTGAAAGATGGTAAAATCCTTGGATTAAATGACCTGATCGAACAGATGAAGCAGTCTGACGCATCCGCTTTTGTAGATGAATCTCAGCAGCAGGCTCAGCAGAGCCAGGCAAGATTTACCACTCATGTTGGACAGCAGCAGACACCGGGAAGCATGACAAAGAAGGAAATCGAAGCGATCAAAGACCCGTCCGAGAGACAGGCTGCAATTGCTCAGAATATCCAGTTATTCCAGTGATTTTTTACACCGACTATACGCCAGAGTATAGCCGCTAACCCAATACCTTAATAGTTATGGGTAGAAAGGATTTTTTATATGGCAGCAAAAGCTAATCTTATTATGACAAATGATATCCAGGTCACGGCACGTGAGATTGACTTTGTAACCAGATTCGAAAGAAACTGGGAGCACTTGCGTGAGATTCTTGGTATCATGCGTCCAATCAAAAAGACACCCGGAGCGGTTCTTAAATCAAAATACGCAGAAGGCACATTGCAGGACGGAAATGTTAAAGAGGGCGAAGAAATCCCTTACAGCAAATTCACTGTAAAAGAAAAGCCTTATGCAGAAATGAGCATTGAGAAGTACGCAAAGGCTGTATCTATCGAAGCAATCAAGGATCACGGTTATGAGAACGCTGTTCAGATGACCGATGACGAATTCCTTTTCCAGCTTCAGACCAATGTTACCGGCAGATTCTATGATTATCTGAAAACCGGTACACTTACTTCCACAGAAACCACATTCCAGATGGCTCTGGCAATGGCTAAGGGTCGTGTTGAAAACAAATTCAAGCAGATGCACAGAAATGTGACTGGTGTTGTTGGATTTGTGAATATTCTGGACGTATATGAATACCTCGGAGCAGCTGAGATCACTATTCAGAACCAGTTCGGATTCCAATACATGAAGGATTTCATGGGATTCAATACCATCTTCCTGTTATCTGACAGTGAGATCCCACGTGGACAGGTTATCGCTACACCTGTTGAGAACATCGTTCTTTACTATGTGGATCCAAACGAATCTGATTTCGCAAGAGCAGGCCTTGTATACACTGTATCTGGCGAGACAAATCTGATCGGATTCCATACACAGGGCAACTACCACACGGCAGTGTCTGAAGCGTTCGCGGTTATGGGACTTACTCTTTTTGCGGAGTACATTGATGCAATTGCAGTAATTACCATTGATGAGACACCAGCACTTGGCACTCTGGTAGTAACATCTGCGGAAGGAACAGCAACTGGTGATACAAAAATCACTGTAAATCCGGCTAAGGAAAACTCCAACAACGTATACAAATACAAAGTTGCAACAGACGCAGTAGCTGTTGGATATGGACAGAACCTCAGGAACTGGACTTCTTGGGACGGAAAAGCTGACATCAAGGCGGCAACCGGACAGAAGATCACAGTAGTTGAGTGCGATGGAACATACAAGGCACTGAATGCCGGAAGTGCGAGCGTAACAGCAAAATCATAAACACAGGAGGTAACTGGCATGGCTTATGCAGATTATAAATTCTATACAGAATCATTCGGCAATGTCGTGCCAGAAGCCGACTTTCCACGACTGGCAGAAAGAGCCAGTGATTTTATAGACACGATGACATTTAACAGACTGGTGGACGGACTGCCTGTGAATGAATATTTTCAGAAGCGTATCAAAAAGGCGGTCTGCTCACTGGCCGAAACAATGTATCAGATTGAGCTTGCTGAAAAGAATGCTACTAATGCCGCTGTGAGCGGTACATCAACCGTAATCGGGTCCGGTGGTAGCACGACAGGAATTGTAACATCTGTATCCTCTGGTAGTGAATCTATCTCTTATGCTACACCTCAGCAGATTGGGGCAAGCGCAAAGGAATGGAGTGCAGTGTATGCCGCCGCCGGAGATGCGCAGAAAACGAACGACTTGCTTCTTAAGACAGCTTTACCGCTTCTGATGGGAGTAAGGACGGATGATGGAATACCGATATTGTATGCAGGAGTGTGATAGAAATGATGGAATTAAAACAGACCGTTGAAATGATGAATAGCGCAGATTACAAGGAACGCTTTAAGGCAGAGTATATGCAGGTAGTTATTCGATATAAGAAACTTGCGAATATGCTTGAAAAATGGGACAAAGGAGAACTCCCATTTACTCCTACTTGTCCGAGAAGCACTTACAATATGCAGGTAAGAGCAATGACAGATTATATTGCTGTTCTGGAAGCAAGGGCAGTTATGGAAAAAGTTGATTTGGAGGTATGATTATGGACATTTCAACACTTGGCTCATGTATCGCAATCGTTATGATTTGCTACATCGTAGGAATGGGCTGTAAGGCATCAAAAAGAATCTCTGATGAATGGATTCCGGTAATCATGGCGGTTATTGGTGGAATTCTCGGAGCAGTCGGAATGGGAGTTATCCCAGATTTCCCGGCAACGGACTATATCACAGCGGTTGCAGTCGGTATGTTTAACGGATTGTCGGCTACTGGTGTGAATCAGGTTATTAAGCAGACAGTGCAGAAAGAATAATTAAGGAGAGGGTATCATGTATAGCAAAACAGTAACAGTTTTTAACTATTACGAAAGTAAAACAACTGGAGATGCTTACTGGTATCCTCATGTTTTATCCGGCGTTGACCTCATTACAGACAAAGGAGCAATCCTTAAAAAGTACGGGCCAGACATAACTGACAACGCACAGTTACACGTTCGATACACCGTCCAGAACGGCGAGATAACGATTACTGATAAAGACGGCAAGATTCTTCCATGGGTGCCCCCTAAAGAGTGGAAAAGACAGATTAACAACGCTCTGGAAGATACTATCACATTCTCGGACGAATCATTCTTTTGGGAGGGTGAGTGGACTGGTGGAACGATAACTGATGGTGATTATCGGAATGGATTCTACCAGTATATGAACGAGAACAAGGATAACGTGTTTAAGATTACCAGTGTAGGCGGTCCATATACGCTGATTCCACATTTTGAGATTCTGGGTAAGTAATATGAGTAAGATTCATCATTTTAAAGGGTTCTCCATAGTCGATGGAGATATGAAAATCAAGCTGAATATGGATAGATTCTCCAGACAGTACCAAGAAGCCCAGTACCTTCTTGACGGAATGGTTATGGACAGCATGATACCATTTATGCCGATGATTACAGGGGATTTTGTCAACCGAACAAGAGTTGAGAGTACATCCTTGCAAGGAACTGGAAAAGTATGTGCGGCGGCGGCTCCTTATGGGCGTTTTCTCTACGAGGGAAAAACAATGGTAGACGAAGCAACTGGAAGTCCCTACGCAAGACGTGGAGCAAAGAAGGTTCTTGTTAGTCAGTTTTCTGGCCAGACAGCCGCAAAAGAGAATCTTGAATACACCAAACAGGCTCACCCACAGGCGCAGGCAAAGTGGTTCGATGCCGCTAAACGGCAATATGGTGATACTTGGATTCGCAAAGTAAAAGCACAGGCAGGAGGTGGCAGACATGGCGGATAAACCTATCGGTAAAGATGCAACTGGATATGAGATTCTGACAGATGCCATGAAAGCACTTCTGAACCAGTATCCGGGGCTGTACGAAAATGAAACAATCAAATTTGAGGAACTTGGCAAGGAATCAGGAATTGCATTCTCAGCAGATAATGGAGCTTTGATCTATTCAGAAAAAGAAGATGTCTGCGGAACGATGCATCAGGTATGCCAGTACCCCTTTTATGTGGTATACCGAACAGCATCCGACAAGGAGAGGCAGAAACTATCTGTTCAGAAGTTTCTTGACAGTCTCGGTAAATGGATATGTCGGGAACCAGTTATTATAAATGGCTCTGAGACACGTTTAAATGCGTTTCCTGAGCTTTCACAGGGGCGAGTGATAAAACGTATCACACGTGACAACTCTTATGGTTTAGAACCACAGGAGAGTGGCGTGCAGGACTGGTTATTGCCATTGTCAGTACGCTATGAAAACACTTATGAAGTAATATAACAAGTAACAACCGGCTATCAATTGGAGATAGTCGCTAACCTACACAGCCTTTTAAAAGTTATAGGCGGAAAGGACATTTCTATGGCAGTTACAGGCAAGATTGACCGTAAATATATGGCTCATTACATCGATGCAGGCTCCCTCTGTGGAGGACTGACACCGAAATATGAGCGTCTTGGAAAGGATCTGGAAGAGTACAATGTCGAACTCAATCCAGATACCGAAACGTCTAAAAATATTCTTGGAGAATCCACATTCAAACATAACGGCTACGAAGTTTCTTCTGATGCTGATCCGTTCTATGCAGACACTACTTCTGATCTGTTTACAGCATTGCAGAAGATCGTAGATGGACGCCTCAAAGACGATAACCTCAAGACGAAAGCAGTTGAGGTTCATCTCTGGACAGAAGCCACAGCAGGCAAGTATGAAGCATATCAGCAGGACTGTTACGTTGTGCCGACTTCCTACGGCGGTGATACGTCCGGTTATCAGATTCCGTTTACAGTGAACTACGTTGGCGAGCGTGTTAAAGGAAAATTTGACATCAGCTCCGGTACATTCACAGCTGACAGCGAATAAGCACATATACAAGGAGGATATGCTGAATGGCAAAAGTAATTAATACAAAAATTGATGATGGAATTCTCATTTTCACATTTACCAATAATGAAGATGAAGTTTTTTCCTCTTTCAAACTTAATCCGACGGACATTAATGTAGCAGCACGTGCAGAAGAACTGACAGAATATTTTGAGCAGCTCAAAGATTCCATTCAGAAAGTCACTTCCGGTAAAGAAATGGCTGAACTAAATAAACAGATTGAGGATAAAATCAACTATCTGCTCGGATATGAAGCATCAAAAGACCTGTTCAAGGAGCCGATCACGGCAACCACTGTATTCGGCAACGGTCAGGTTTTCGCTTACATTGTTCTTGATAAGATCGCAGAAGCAATCGCACCGGAAATCGAAAAGAGAAAAAAGAAAATGCAGGCAGCAGTCAATAAGTATACGGAGAAGTATGCAAAATGACCGCCTATGAGCTTCCCACCTCACTCAATATAAGTGGGGTGGATTTTTCTATTAGAACCGATTTTCGAGCGATTATTGATATTCTCATAGCCATGAATGACCCAGAACTGGACGAGCAGGCGAAAGCAGTTGTTATGTTGCAGATTCTGTTTGAGGACTGGCAAAGCATACCCCCAGAACATCTTACAGAAGCTTGCCAGAGAGCCTGCGAGTTTATCGACTGTGGACAGTCGGACGATAATCCAAACCGCCCAAAGCCCCGTTTGATGGATTGGGAACAGGATGGAGACATGATTGTTCCGGCGGTAAACAAGGTTGCCGGTAAAGAAATCAGAGCAGTGCCTTATATGCACTGGTGGACGTTTTTTGGATACTTTATGGAATCTGGCGAATGTCTTTTTAATACCGTAGTTGGAATTCGTTCAAAAAAGGCAAATGGCGAAAAGCTCGATAAATGGGAAAAGAAATTCTATCAGGAAAATAAGAACATTATTGATATAAAAACACGTCTCAGCGAAGAGGAGCAAGCTTACAAAGATAAGCTAAATGAGATGTTGAACCTCAAATAGTTAGGAGGTGGACACATGGCTGCTGATGGCTCAATTATCATTGATACCAGAATAGATACTGACGGAATATCGTCTGGTGTCAAAGAAGTACAAGCGGCATTTAAAGATTTAGCAAACTCGGTCAAGGAAATAAATGCAAATATTAATAGCATATTTCACGATGGATTTGAAAAACTCGAAGATTCGTTTCAATCTTTACAGCAAAAATCAGAAAAAGTCGAAAACTCTATGGACAAAATGGGGAATTCGGCAAAAAAAACAGGTACCACGGTTTCTAACTCATTTAATAAAATGGACATTTCCGGCGCAAGTCGAAAAGTAAATCTTTTAGGCCGTCAGTTTGAAGGATTAGGAACGATAGTAAAGCGAATTGGTTTTTTGGTTGGTTCTGCATTTGCTGTTGGCAAGCTAATTCAGTTTGGTAAAGAGTCTATAGAACTTGGTTCCGACCTTGCAGAAGTGCAGAACGTGGTTGATGTTACATTCACAACCATGTCTGACAAGGTAAACGAATTTGCAAAGAATGCTATGACCAGCGCCGGACTATCGGAGACTATGGCAAAGCGGTATGTTGGTACATTCGGGGCAATGTCAAAGTCGTTCGGATTCTCAGAAGCACAGGCTTATGACATGTCAACGGCTCTAACACAGCTAACCGGTGATGTGGCATCATTTTATAACATCAGTCAGGATCTGGCGTACATCAAACTGAAATCAGTGTTTACGGGTGAAACGGAAACGCTCAAAGATCTCGGCGTGGTAATGACCCAGTCGGCACTAGACCAGTACGCACTGGCAAATGGTTATGGTAAAACCACATCTGCCATGACTGAGCAGGAGAAAGTAGCTCTCCGTCTGGCTTTTGTGCAGAAACAGTTATCAGCCGCATCTGGTGACTTCATCCGTACTTCTGACAGCTGGGCGAACCAAGTGCGAGTTATGCAGTTACAGCTGCAGTCTCTCAAGGCAACAGTCGGGCAGGGACTGATTAATATTTTCACGCCTGTTCTGAAAGTGATTAATGTTCTGCTAGGCAAACTGGCAACTCTGGCAAATGCATTCAAAAGTTTTACGGAGCTTATCACTGGAAAGAAATCATCAGGCCAGACAAGCGGAGGCGGTGCCGGACTTGGCGGATCAGATGCAATCGCAGACACAGCGGATGCTTACGGACAGGCAGCGGACAACGCCGGTAAGTTAGCAGATTCTACGGAAGATGTAGCTGATGCCACAAAAGATGCGGCAAAAGCGGCGAAAGGATATCTTAGCCCACTTGATGAGATTAATCGGTATTCTACACAGGATACATCATCAACAGCAAGCAAAACCCCATCCTCAGGAACGGGGTCAGGAGGAAACTCTGGTGGTCTGGCTGGAGCTGTTGGAAATGTTGACTATGGGAAAGTAGCAGAGGGCGAAACTGCTCTGGATAAAATCAGCAAATCAGCTGAAAAGCTTGCGAAGCTCTTAAAAAAACTCTGGAAACCATTTCAGGACGCTTGGAAAAAAGAGGGTAAAAACACCATTAGCGCGGCAAACATTGCTTTGTCGGGAATTGCAAAGCTTGCCAAGAGTGTAGGTAAAAGCCTTGTAGAGGTCTGGACAAATGGCACAGGCACGACGATGCTTACGACCATGCTGAAGATTGCTCAGAATGTGCTTAAGACTATCGGTAACATTGCATCCGGCTTTGCTGACGCATGGAACAAGAACAATGTCGGGACACAGATTATTCAGAACATTGCAGATGCTCTTGTAGTAATTATGCAGTTTGTTGAGAAAATTGCAGAGGATACGGCAACATGGGCGGCAAATTTGGACTTCTATCCGCTGTTGGAATCTATCAGTAATCTGACAGCGACTTTTGCTCCAATTCTGGAATCTATCGGGAATATCCTTGAATGGATTTACAAAAACATTGTTCTCCCGATGTTGACATGGGTTATTGAGGTAGGGATTCCGACAGTGATTAATCTAGTGTCAAAAGTAGCTACATTTCTCGCCGATCATCAGCCGATAGTTGAAGCATTCGGTGCGGCCTTGATTGGGGCGTTCGCGGCAGCAAAGATTGCAGGATTGGCGTCGAGAGTTATTAAGAGCGTGTCTGGGATAGCTATGGCCGCAAAGGGGCTTATCGCACTAATGACTGGTACGGGTGGCATCATGGGTGGTATCAAAGCTATTGCAACAGCTATCGGACCAGGTGGAGTCTTTGTCCTTGCGGTCAGCGCAGCTATAGCAATCGGCGTTTTGCTATACAAGAACTGGGACAAAATCAAAGAAATGGCTGGAAAGGTATGGGATTGGATTTCTAATAAAACAAGACGTTTTGTTGAGGATATTGGAAAGAAACTCAGAGGCCTAGCTACCAAAATGACGACCATCTGGGGAAACATAAAGGCCAGTGCACATCAGAAATGGAATGCTATATGGTCTACCGTTAGTGGTTTTGCTGAAAGAATCAAGAACGCTATTGTTGATAAATTCACATCCGCTAAAAACACTGTAGTCAATGTATTTAATGGAATGAGAGATGCTATTAGGTCTGTTCTGAACAATATCATAAGTGTTGTAAACGGTGCCATCAGTAAAGTGAATGGGGTTATTAGCGCAGTTGAATCGGCGTTCTCATTTGGGCCTTGGAAAGTACCGACTCCATTCGGCTCAAAGACCATAGGATTTAAAGCTACTTTTCCACGAGTTCCGACAGTTCCATATCTGGCAAAAGGTGCAGTTATTCCACCTCGAAGTGAGTTCCTTGCGGTCTTAGGCGACCAGAAGCAGGGAAACAACATCGAGACGCCGGAAGCTCTACTCAGAAAGATTGTCCGGGAAGAAACAGCAGGGCGGCAGACTGGTGGCGGAAGCTACCGATTTACGGCGCAGATCAATCGCAGGACGCTGTTTGACGAGATGATGAAAGAAGCACAGATGAGACGAGATACAAGCGGCAGAAACCCGTTTGAGATGGCATAGAAAGGAGGGCGTTATGGAAAAGTACAAAATCAACGGAACAGTCATTTGGCAACCGGACAAAGACCTTGCGCTCTCCTTTGCCACGACTTATACGGAATCAAGCCAGAGGACACAGTATGGTGTAGGATACTTTACGCCGATGTTCACTGTGGAACAATATACATACAAGGGTAGCGATATCCCAATGGAGGAAGCAACTAAGATTTTACAGATGGTAGCGAAAGGATATAAATTTACGCTACATTATTTCTCACCGTATTACGGGGCTTGGCGTGATGCACCGTTCTATGTGGGGCAGACACAAAACATAGCTATCGGGGAACTGTCGGATGATAGAAAAATACTATCATCACTAGAGTTTAATATGACGGGGGTGAATCCACTGTGATTAACATAAGTAACGCATTTAAAGAAAAGCTTGAAGCTGGCGAGTCAGTCAGGATGGCGGTGGACATCACCTTTCCTGACGGAACAAAAAAGACTATTGATAAGGATATCATGAACGGCGACAACGGGTTTTCCGATTGCGCGGAAAGCAGCAGTTTTCCGGTCGGCGCTACTGTCTGTAAAACACTGACGCTGAGTATTAATAATGATCAGGAGCAGTGGAAGAACTACAACTTTTACGGAGCTAAGATTCATGCTTATCTGAAGCTTCAGACGTCGTATGCGGCGCCGGAGTCTGTAAGCACACTGTTAGATGAAAGTTATAACCCGATTCTGGACAGTACCGGTGATCCTATCATCGCAACACAGGCAGCTACGAAAGATATCATTGAAACTATCGACAAGGGAGTCTATACAGTAACTACGCCAGAGCAGTATTCAGATATCATCAATATTACGGCACTGGATGATATGTATAAGGCGAATAAGGTATATACTAGCGGATTGAAACTACCGCAGTCGCTCATTAACCTTGTCAGAGATGCTTGCAAGACTGTTGGCATAGGCATGAATCTAACTATGGACCATGGCGATATTATAATAAGAAGCATTCCGGACAGTATGACGTTTCGCCAGTTGTTCGGATATGCGGCTATGGTCGAATCTGCGAACGCCCGGATTGATTATTCCGGAAATCTACAGTTCGTAAAATGGGACTTTGAAAGGACAAATATACCGAAATTAAAGAACTACGGCAATCCACCTACACTTTCCAGTGACGATATAGTCATAACTGGAATTAAGGTAACGAACGGGCAGTCAAACGACGACACTGATGCAAAGTATTCTGCCATGTACGGAGAAGAAGGATACGTCCTCGAACTTGAGAACGAGCTGATTGATACCGATCAGCTTCAGACAGTAGCGAATATCATCGGCGAACAGATCGTAGGAGCACGATTCCGGAATCTTGAGGGTGATCTGGTATACAATCCACTCGTCGAGTTTGGCGACATGGTGTACACTTACGACCGATTAGGGAATAAGTATCTTACTCCTCTGACAGATGTATCAGGTAATGTAGGCGGTCTGACTACAGTTAAGACACAGGCCGATGATCCAATCAGGGGCAGCAGTGACTTTTACGGGAATAGCACAAAAGCTATAGTTGCGGCACGTCAGATGGTGCAAAAAGAAACATCCGCAAGAGAAGAGGCTATACAGAGATTAGCTGAAACGCTCAATTCTTCGAGCGGTCTGTATATGACACAGGAGCCGCAGCAGGACGGTAGTATCATATACTATATGCACAACAAAGCAACCATGGCAGAATCCAACATAATCTGGAAACTGACAGCGGAAGCGTTTGCAGTGTCAGTTGACGGTGGAAAGACGTATCCTTACGGTTTTGCGGTGACTGGTGAATTAATAACCAGACTGCTCTATGCAGAGGGCATCAATGCCGATTATATTAACGCAGGAACGCTCATCGTAAGAGACAAAAGTGGAAATGCGATATTTGAAGCAGACATGGATACCGGATCAGTTACCCTTGACGGAAGTTATGTGACGATCGGCGGTGAACCACTTGATGAAAAAATTGAAGATGTTGAGAACATGGCAGCTCTAGCCAGAAACATGACCATGCAGCTTGATAACGACTATCAGGGTATCCCAGTTGACAGCAACGGCAACTATACGGAGTTCCCGGAGTGCACCACAACAGCGACCGTCATGTACGGCACACAGGATATCACGGATAACTGTACGTATACGATTACGACATCCCGGAATATACAGGGAAGTTGGGACAAGGAAAACAAAACCTACATTGTCACCGGCTTGACCGCAGACAGCGGATGGGTGAATATCAAAGCCACATATCTGAATAACCTTGTCGTATCGAAACAGTTTTCGCTTGCGAAACAGTACGCCGGCAAAGACGGAGCGAACGGCATCCCGGGAAAAGATGGTAAAGACGGAAAGACACAGTACACGCACCTTGCTTATGCCAACAGTGCGGATGGAACGAAAGACTTTTCGGTATCTGACGGAAACCGTGAATATATCGGCATGTACGTGGATTTCGTGGAAGCTGACAGCACTGACCCGGCGAAATACACTTGGTCACTGATTAAGGGAGCGGATGGTGCACAGGGTGTACCGGGAACACCGGGAGCGGACGGAAAGACACCGTACTTCCATATCGCATACGCCAACAGTGCGGATGGAAAAACCGGATTTTCTGTGGATAACAGCGTTGATAAGCTGTATATCGGGCAGTACACCGATTACACACCGAATGACAGCACTGACCCGACAAAATACAGTTGGACAAAGATTAAGGGCGAACAGGGAAATGCCGGAAGGACTTACTTCTTCCAGAGTAATGCAGATGTGTTACTGATGGGGGCAGATAAGAGAATAACACCGGCGCCGCTCATTGTGGATTCTTTCTACAGGGATGGAAACGGCGAGATTGCACAGTCACAAAAAGGTTGGTGGAAACTTGAAAAATCCACCGACAACGGCGCTACATGGTCAGCGCTCACGGTATCGCAGACTGCGGCACTTGACCGGTTGAGTATTAACGTCAATAACCTGTCGCTCAAGGCTCACAATATGCTCAAGGTTTCGCTGTATTTTGACCAGGCAAAAACGAAGCTTGCGGACTATCAGACGTTTTCCGTGGCGGTTGATGTGGCATCACTGACACAGGAACAGATAGTTGATATCCTATCAGACGGCGGAAAGTTCAAGGGTCTGTATTATGGCAAGGATGAGAGTGGAAACACGACACTGTATATATCTTTCAATGCCATGAAAGGTGGCGTCATCAGTCTTGGCGGCACGAATAATGGAAACGGTCAGTTGAAGATTTACGATGCTGACGGAAATCAGATATCGAGATTAGGATATACCGGATATGTCGTACTTAACAAGAACACCGGAAACCCGATGGTATCTCTTAACACTGCCGGATTGCGATTGTATACGGACTACACAGATGCAGACAACTACAATGCGCTGATGCTTGGAAAATACGGATTGTACGCACAGAAAGTCCAAAACAAAGTGATTGAACTTTGGATGGAAGGTGATACGAGCAAAAAATGGGAAGGCTACATTGTTCGCTATCTGAACAATAAAGTCCGAATAAATACGAACTCACTTTTCACGGACGGATGCGAACTTGGAGCAAATTTTTCAACCGATGGAAGCGCAACTATTGGCAAAAGCTTGAGCGTAGGCGGAAACGCAACTGTCGATGGAACCCTTATGTTTTACGACTTGGAGAATCAGGCAAAAACATCCGGCAAAGTCAAAAGACAGCCGGTAGCGTCCGTAAGCGCAGATGATTCGCAAGTGGCCTATCTTTTTTCAGGAACGGGTAGTAAACATGGAGCCACGGCAACATACAGACGTTTAGGAATCCGTGCTAAATGGGGTGGATCTGGATTTAGCACAGACTATCTATATACAACCTCACAAGTTTCCGACATCCGTCTAAAAGAAAACATCGAAGCCAGCGAAACAGACGCTCTCGAAACGGTTAACCGCATGAAAGTCCGTCAATTTGACTGGAAAGAGCGGATGGGCGGATGGCATCAGAACATCGGTTTCGTGGCGGATGAATTGGAAGAAATCGACCCGAACTTGGCTCTGGGCGGCGGATATGACGAAAACGGCGAGATGGATGTTAAGCAGATTAACAGCCCGTATCTTCTCAACTACGCCATTAAAGCCATACAGGAACTTAGCGCAAAGGTTAACGAGCAAGAAAAACGTATTAAAGAGTTAGAAAGGAGATTACAGTAATGGGAAAATTTAACGAGTATTCACAGAAAGCAACACCAGAGGATGCGGATTCCTTAATGATTTACGATGCAGCGGCAAAGGCAAACAAGCTTTCACCGTTCAGCGGAATCTGGAACTGGATTGTTGGAAAACTGACCAATGCGGTCATCAGCAACTTGCAGACGAGCAACCAGACGGTACTGAGGGCGATTAATGAATTAAATAGTAAGACAACATTAAAAACATACCAAGGAGATAGTCTTTCTTCTACTTTTGGTCGGATACGTATAAGTAAAAATTTAGGATTTTCAAAACCTTCAAGTATATTTGTATTTGGTTATGAGGGAGTGGGCATAGTATTATTTGATACCATGAACGTTGATTCGTTACCAAAAAAAGCAGTTAATATTTACGGTAATATATTGACTCAAACAGATGATGGAACAGTTCTTGTCAATTTTGTTGATACATACAGGCAAATAACTATTATATCTCCACAAAGTATAGAAATAGAAGTAGAATCTGTTGAGCAATAGCCCTCTTCCCATTTTGTTGATTAAGAAACTTTGAAAATTTCATAAAAAGGAGTTGATAAATTGGAAATTAAAGGAATTGACGTGTCATCCAATCAAGGAAAACCGGACTGGGCGAAAGTGGCCAAATCCGGCATTAAATTTGCGATTTTGAGAGTGCACCAGAGGTCCGGCGTTGACGGTTCATTCGAGTACAACTACAAGGGATGCAAGAACAACGGAATCCTTATCGGTGGGTATAAATATTCTTACGCCCTGACACCGGCACAGGCGATTGACGAAGCGGAAGATGTGATTGCCGCACTGAACGGGCGAGGACTGGACTTCCCGGTGTTCTATGATCTCGAGTGGTCTAATCAGCGAAAACTCGGTAAACAGGCAGTCGAAAATATTGCAGTTGCCTTTCTGACAAGGATGAAAAAAGCTGGTTATAAGGTCGGTATCTACTGCAATCTGGACTGGTACAACGGCGTTCTGACTGACGCACTCAGAAAGTATGAGTGCTGGATTGCACATTACCCAGACCCCGATAACGGAACAATACAAACAAGGGTAAAACCAAAAGTAGGAATCGGTTGGCAGTATTCCAGCAAAGGAAAAGTATCCGGAATCAGCGGAAATGTTGATATGGACGTGTTCTACAAGGACTATAGAGGAACGACACAGAAAGGAGAAACAAAAATGGTAAAAATTAGTAACTGCGGACATGATGAAAACGGAAGATATGCAGGTGGAAAAGCAGGAGATCAGACCGGAACAGAATATCAGATCATGAACTGGTACAGCAGACCGTGGCTCTGCGTCCTGAGATTTAATGATGCTAAAATCGCAGCTATGATCGCAGATATGGCGACAAAAGCAGCACGAAACAATCTCATCGGGTACGATCAGGGTACTGCCGGAAACAGCAATGACCGATATTCATTCTGGCAGCACTTAAAGGCAAGTAATTACGATCCAGCACAGATCACGGTAGCTTGCGAATCTGATTGCAGTGCGAGTACAGCAGCTATCGTCAAGGGGGCTGGGTATCGCTTAAATAACGCAAAACTCAAAGCGGTCAGCATCTATCTGACAACACGGAACATGAGAGCTGCAATGAAGGCTGCTGGCGCAAAAGTACTGACGGATAGTAAGTATCTGACATCTGGTGACTATTTAAAGGCAGGAGATATCCTCCTGAACGATAATCACCACGTGGCTATTGCTGTTACCACCGGTGCAAAAGTAAGTACACCTTCAACTACGCTTACCGGTACCTTCCAGACAAGACTTCCGATTCTGAGAAAGGGCAGTTCCGGTACAGCTGTGGCAATGCTTCAGGCGATGCTGGGAGTGGAAGTTGACGGACAGTTCGGGAATGACACATATGATTCCCTCAAAGTTTTCCAGAAAAATGTTGGCGTAAAGGCAAATGGAACTTGCGGCATTGATACCTGGAAGAGAGTGATTGAGCATATGAAAGCAAATACGAAATAACGTTCTGATTGATTTTTCCTTCAGAACAAGGTATACTATCAACAGCCGCACAGGGGTTGAACTTATGATGTAAAGTTTCCTGTGTGGCTAGCACAAGTTGATAGTGCAGACTGATTCCGCCGTGCATGAATGGAAGAGCTGTATGTTCCCGATAGGAGGGCTGTTAGCAGCGGCACGAGTGGACAGTCAGAAAAAGAGTTGGGCCTAAAAACCTGACTCTCTTTTTTTACGTCAAATTACGATGTTATGAACAGATATAGATTTACACGGTTAGTCACAAATTAGTCACAAACGAAGTCCTGAAACCTGCATAAACAAAGGATTCTTGAAGATTTTCATTAAAATTAGATTAAAGAAAATGTCTTTGCGGAATCCCTTGTAAAATGCGGAAAAGCCAGCAAAATCAAGACTTTGCAGACTTTTGTTAGAGTAATTAAGACAGTTTAAAAAAGATGAAAATAGGAACGGTTAGTCACAGTTAGTCACAAACGGGACTTTTATCTTTTCAATCTCTGCCCGGAGTTCTTCCAGGGTTCTGTGACCGTACACAGCATTCGTGACATCGTTTCCGAATGAATGTCCCAGCATCCTCTTCCGGTCGTTCTCCCGGACGCCGTATTTTTCACACAGGGTAGAAAAGGTATGTCGACAATCGTGCGGCGTGTGCTTCGGGTTGCCGGTTATCCCCAATCGTTCCAGTGTAGGGTAAAACAGAGCGTTTCGGTGCTGCGTCTGGGAATAGATGCAGAGTTTACCGTTTTGCGTCAGGACCTTGTTCTTTGCAAACTCATATATGGCCGGATGGATTGGAACGATCCTGTCTTTTCCGGCTGCGGTCTTGATGCCACCCTGGAAATATCTTTCTTCAAGATTAGTCGTAAGCTTCAGGACCTCGCCAATTCTCCATCCAGAGTAACACATGATTAGAATGAGCTGCACTTCTGAATCGTCGGTATTCTGCCAGAGCGTCTGAAGCTCCAAATCGGAAAATGAGGTCCCATGCTCAACGTCATCTTTTGCTTTGACAGAAACATACAGTGCCTTGTTTTCCGTGACTATCTCTGAGTAGATTGCGAATTTATACATTTGTTTAAAAAGCATGAGAATCGTGTTTAGACTCTGCTTTTTGAGCGGGCAGTCGTCAATAACCTTTTGCAAATCCGGCGCCTTCAAGTCTTCAAATGTACGATCATACAGGGACTTGCTGTTAAGATACCCACAGTGGTATGCGTTCCTTGAAGACTTCGACAGATCGGTGTCTTCCGGGAACTTCCATGCTATGAACTTTTCGTATACCTCTGAGAACGTCAATTTGTGCGTTTCCGGGTGTCTTTCCTCTGTGCCCTTAAATGTATTGTAGTCCGACAAAATACGGCTTATAAGGGCGTCTGCGTCCGTTGTAGGGGCAATCTCAAGTTCTTTTTCCATACCCGGCTTGTACGTCCCGGCTTTGTATGCTGTGAGAACAGCGAACCCTTTCAGATAGTCGTCAACGTAGCAGATCGCAGGCGGACGGATCGCTTTCCCTGTTGCGTCCAGCGTTGCCGGTGGGTGCACTGCATAGCAGTTTCTTCGACCCTTGCCGAGATAGCGGATAGACCCGAAACTATTCGGCAATTTCGGGTATTTCTTTCTTTTTGCCATGATTTTCCTCCTTGTATAAAAACAGCCCCTGCCATTAAGCAGGAGCCATGTTATTTACTCTATCTCGTCAATATCAAGAGAATATCCCAGCACTTCTCCGACATCTGTACATTTTCCTTTTAATGTAACGGTATCGCCTTTGGTAAGAGATGCTACCTTTGATTTTTGCTCGTCATTTTTGATATTGCACTGTACGCCAATGATTTCAAAATCGCCATCTGCCGTAAGATTTATGTATTCACCAGAAGCATCAATATTAGTAAGTTTTCCGGTGATCTCAAGATATTTACCTTTGTATTTATCAGATGCACCCATGGCGTTGCTATCAAGATCGGACATCATATCATTAACGGAAACAGCAGTATACTCGATCGGCGCAGCTTCTTCTTTTGGTTTAGTAGCAGTTTCTTTCTTTTCTGAAGAAGTAGCGGTTGCTGCGCTTTTATCTGATTCCGAATCACTTTCACCAGCTACAGCTCCGATGATAGCTCCGACAAGGATTATCAGCATAACCCATTTGAGTTTTCCGCCTTTTAATTTCTTTCGGCATTGCGGGCAGACCTTAGCATCTGCCGGAATCTCTGTTTTACAATATTTGCATTTTTTTGTTTTCTCTTCGCTCATACTTTATTTTCCTCCAATGACGTAGTTTTCATATTTTTCTCTTATTTTCGCAAGTTCTCTTTGCCTGATCGGGACGACCGCGCCAGATACCATCGTAAAAAAATGACTTACTTCGCTTACCTCGTCCATATTAACTATATAGCTCTGGTGGCAGCGCAAAAATCTTCCGTCAAGACTCTTTTCGATATCATTGAGCTTTCCTCGTTCCTTGTGCGATATTCCGCACGTGCAATGGATCATTATGTATTTGTTCTGGCTTTCGATGTATTCAATATGCCGGAATTCAGCTCTGTGAAAGTAGTCCTTGTTCTTGATAGTAAGCGTTTTTTCACGGATATTTTCAAGAGTCTGCTCAACAACTGAATACATTCTTCCATGCTCAGATCCTTTAATGATATAATGAACCGGTAGCACATCAAGTGCATCAAATACATATTCTTTGCGTTCTGTCCAAAAAGTGATATTTCCATAGTATCCGATCTTTCTTAATCTTTTGGCAATCTCTATGCCATTTTCTCCGTTAATGGAGACATCAAGAATTATAATGTCATACCATTCACCATCTGAAACATCGTCGATCAAAGGCTTTCCGCTGGTGTAAGTGGTTAATGTATATCCGCCATCACCATGCTCTTTTAGATATCGGTCAATGCTATTTTTGAAAATTTCAATTCGTAAATTATCATCGTCACAAATCGCAATTTTCATTCAAATCATTCCCTTATGGGCGTTGTTTTCGCCATTTGCAAAAAAAAGTGTTTAAATATGTTATTTTTATTATAGCATCGTTAAATTTAGTTGTAAATAGACATTTTTAGGTGATTTGTAAAATGAAAATAATCAAAAATATACTAATTATAATAGGAGCTGTGCTTTTGCTTAATTACATTGTTTGTTTACCAATGTGCGTAGACGATTATATCCGCGAAGAGTCAGAAGCGTATTCTGTCCAAAATGCGTACAGATCTTCTACCCTACATAAGAATAGCGCCCATGAAATAAAGCAGACCATGCCGCCGTTTTTATTCGCCCTGCCACTAAACAGAAAAAACTATATCTTTGATGTTACGAATAATTTCTATGCGATCATAAACATATCGGTGTATATCTGGCAGTTTCCAAGGGCGAACATTAGTGGCATAATAGCAAAAAAAAATGAACGAATGTTCGGTTCTGTTTCCCAAAAAACGGACATATACTGTAATGCAGGTGGTAATTGCAATAGGGAGGGTTATTTATGGATTATAAGAAGGAAATTATTGAGATGATACAAAAGATAGAAAACAGATGTTGGCTGAGGTCAATATACATTTTCATAAAAACATTAATCGGTTAAAAAGAAAAGCCAAGGGTTTGCGCATTGCCCTTGGCTATTTTCTCATTTCTTTTCGTAAATCGTGTCTAGGAGTTTTTCTAAGTTATCCCATCCAGAATCATCTAGCTTTGCTAGAGCATTGATGAGACGGTATTTAAAATCATCATCACTAGACTTTAGAACATTTCCGAACAACTTAGAAATTTCATCGTTTTTATTCTCTGGCTGAAACATTTCTCCAGTTCCATTTCTTAGCCATTCTTCGTTTACAGAACATTTCTCACAGATTAATTGAATTACTGCGTCTGTAGGAGTTCTTCTTCCAGTTTCATAACTGGATAAATTTGCCTTTGGTATTCCCAAAAAGCTTGCAAATAAATCTTGACTCTTCCAATTAGGATTAGAATTTCTTATTTGCTTTATTCTGTTTTTCAATTCGTACACCTCCTTTCAAATAAGATTATACACCACATAATTAAAAAAGTAAATATTAAAAATTGTACAATGTACAAAAATAGTGCTTGACAAAAGTTGTACATAGTATTATATTAAGAGTGTACAAAGTACAACAAAGGAGGTGAAAAAAAACAGTGAAGCGCAAGAAAAAAGAAATCGACAAAACAATTTCTGACCTGTGGAATCGTATCTGGGATTTGCAAGACCAGACAAACAAAATCAAGAAAGCAGTTCTGACAGGTGAAAAAGGTGATTTAAAGATGCCAGAGCGAAAGGAGTAAAAACATGAAACGCCATCCGATTATGGAATATGTGATTCCAGCAATTGTAGCAAGTGTGGCAACAGTTTTAATCCGTTTAGTGCTAGGGTGGTAAGAATCGAAACAATAATCGGAATAGCCACATCTTTCAATAACAACTTTTTAAATTCATGTTTTCTTTCAGCAATATAAGATTTCCCCTGTTCGGAAATCGTAATGGAGAGAGTTTTTCCTTTTACATATCTGACCTGACCGTCTTGATTGATTCTAGGAAAAGATTCTCTATTAACAGAAATCAATTTTTCTTCTTCGAGAAAACTGGAAATTTTGATTTCATTTTCCGAAAGAGAAGAATATTCAATTTTTTCTTTGCTTGAAAGATATTTCAAGAAATTAAATTGTTCTTTATTGAGATACACAATATCACCTCCCGTCCACTGGGAGTATATCACAAGAAAAGAGGTGAGTATATGTCTGAAAAAGAAAAAAGAATCATTGAAAAGCTGAAAGACGCGATTCCTAATATGTCAGAGTTTGACAAAGGATATATTCTCGGTAAGACGGAAAGTTTTTCTGAGAATAAGCCAGATGATTCTGATAAGGCACAGAAAGAAAGTTCTTAACATGGAGGTGAAAACGGTTGAGCAAAACAGATATTCAGTATCTATTTGATTATGTAAGAGATTTACAGAAACAGGTAAATCAGTTAAAAGTGGCGATTCTTACCGGGAAAACGAATGGATTAGAGCTTCCAAATCCTATCTATCTGGAACCCGGCAAAAGAATACCACTTGGACATCTTGCAGACGATCTACTTGATACAGAATTTCAAAATTGTGGAAACGATACTTGTGATAAGAGCAATGAATGAGATCGCAGTAGTCACTTTAAAACGGTAAGTATCTTCTCTATATATTTTCATTTCAACTTCACCGTCTTGAGTGACCGCATAGCCTTCATATCCACGCACAGGTTGCTTACGTAAGAATCCTTTAGATGCTAAGTATCTATACATTTCGTGATTCTCGGTATCTTGTGCAGTGGTTCCGTTATTTTTAAGAACGGACTTCATTAGCCGATATTGTTTCCCAGTTATCATTTAATCACCTCCCATCTATAGGGAGTATATCACAAGAAAGGAGACTTATGAACGAATTACAGATTTTTAATTCAGGGGAGTTCGGAGAAATTCGAACAATAGAAATTGACGGGAAACCGTATTTTGTTGGAACAGATGTTGCGAAAGCACTTGGTTACAAGGACACGGTTAATGCACTTAAACAGCATTGCCGTGGGGTGGTAAAACACCACCTCACAGATTCTCTCGGCAGGAATCAGGAAGCAAGTTTCATAACAGAGGGAGATTTGTACCGCTTGATTATGAAATCGAAACTTCCATCAGCAGAGAAATTCGAAGCGTGGGTTATGGATGAAGTTCTTCCAACAATTCGAAAGGCAGGTTCATACCGGAAACCACTGACGACAGTTGAACAGATACAGGTTATTGCGACAGGATTCTTAGATCACGAAGAACGGCTTAACAGACTTGAAAACACCATGACTATTGACTATGCACAGCAGGAATCTATTAGAGACTTAGTGTCAAGTGTCGTAATTGCTCACCTTGGTGGGAAAGAGTCAAATGCTTACAAGGAAATTGGCAAGAAAGTATTTGCTGAATGCAACAGGGATATAAAGACTTACTTCGCAGTAAATGCCCGTAATAACATCCCTAAGCTGAGATTTGAAGAAGCTATGGAATATGTTAAGAACTGGCATCCATGTACAAATACAGTAATGTGCATCAGGGACTGCAATGCTCAAATGTGTATTGAGTAGAAAGGAGCATAAATGGACGCATTACAATTTAATAAAGCCGTCAGCCAGCACTGCAAAGAATCTGGTGGAGACTGTTGCAAATGTGACCTACGGCTTTACTGTTACCTATCGCCAAGTGAGCGACCGGATGAGTTAGTAAGCCTGGTTATTGATTTTTTGCATAACCGCATTGAAAACCATGGTCATTATACTCATCACAGTGCGGCTTCATTTCCGTGTATTGATGATGTGGACATGAGCACCGCAGTAGGTGGTGACCGCTATCAGAAACCTCATACTCTTCATAAACAGTCACGTGTTTGTGAATCTTGTGGCAATGATACAGTCGTGTAATTGTTTCAACCATATAATTCCCCTTTCGTTATACTCAGCATGTCGGTGCCTGTAAATGCATTATAGGTAGAGGGGAAAGGAAATACAATAGGTTGATGGGAAGACGAAAGATTTTTCTAAAAAAAAAATAAGAAAGGAGTATGAAATGAGCGAGGTTGATACTTACATCAAAGAAAATGCAGAAGTCCATCAGTTCGCTGCAGAGGTTGCGAGAATCATATCAGGAATCCCACAGATGCCGGAGTTCTCATCAGAGAATATGACCGTAGCCGATGCGAGTCAACTGATCGGACTTCCTATTACAGCAATCCGAGCAGGGATTGTGTATGGATGGTTGCCGATTGGCGTAGCTGTGCAGAATAACAAGCCAGCAAAAAGCCTTTCCGGTGGCCGAATCACATACATCATAAGCCCTAGGAAAGTCTATGAAGTAACCGGTCATGTCTGGAAAGGCAAAGAGGCTCTCAATAAGTGAGTGCCCCGGAGGGAGCTGGAACCTCCACCCCGGAGCTTTGCACCACTAAAACACCTTAGTGGATAGATACATTATAGTTCTCTATCTGCTAATTGTAAAGACAAATAAGAAAAAATAAGGAGAAATTAGCACGATATGAGTGAAATTAAAAACGAAAATCAGCCAACATGGACTGACATCGAAGTGTCACTTGCGACCGAAATTGTTGAGGAGAGCAAGAAGAAATCAAGGAAATGGTTTACAGCATGGGTTGTAACAGCAGCCGCACTGGTAGCGAGCAACCTTGCGTGGATTCTGGGAGGTATCAGTGAATAATCTGAAAAACATCATCTGCGCCGCACTGATCGGGAGTTTTTCCACGTTTCTTCCATTCTGGCAGTGGGGCGGATCGGGTAAACAGCTTTTTGCGGCGGCAATGACCACGATGATTGTATATGGAATTCTCTGGGATGTTGATACGCCAGAGAGAAAGGGGAATGGAAATGTTCGAGAAAGAGATTGACGAAATTTACGAACTTTGCAAAAGAGTTGCGAATGAGGCTCCGGCAGCAAGTATTACGTTTGAACATTCATCATACGGATTAAATGTAAGAGGAGTTAAAAGAAAAAAAATCATCGAAGTTCTCGGAAGCGAATTCAATTGGGATTTGTATCAGACTATAAATTTTGATTATCTTTCTGAAAGAGAAATCCGCGAGAAGCTTAAGATAATCAAAACTTTTCTGTTGGAACTTCTGATAGATGGGAGGTGTGCGCTAAATGTTGAGTCAGATGGAATTGAAGCTCCTGCCGACAATGAAACTGATAACAACAGCGAACGTGCTTCTGGAGGAGCTGAACAGGCGGAAAGCGTACATTCTTGACTGGGAGAACCCGGACATGTATCTGAATCATCTTGAGTATCATTGCGCTGGCGGAATCTTTCCAAGTGGCGAGCAGAATCCAGCGCGAGGAGATGGCTCTGACAATGTTTACTGTTTCTTTAGCGAGGTGAGAAAAGATGCAGGAGAGAATTAATGAAATCCTTGCCCTGATAGACGAGCAACTTTCCCTTGTAGCTGATAACTACATTGAAAGTTCATACAAGTCAAGAACACTGGCGAGCTATGTACAGGCTCTGAATGGGCTTTTAACGGCTCAGAAATCATATAAGGAGGAAAGTATCGGTGAGTGAATTTGAAATCCGTATTCCGGCAAGAAAGAAGCAGCCGGCAACTGATAAAGATAACCCGGTTGTGAAAGTATCAACAGTTGCATACAACGCACTGGTTGAAATCTATAACGAATCAACCTTATCAATGAAGGATATCGCAAGTTTGCTGATTATTGAGGGAAGTAAACATGTGGTTTATGACAAGGAGGAATAGGAGTGAATATATATGAGAAGTTAGGGATTATTCAGTCAAAACTGAAAGCCCCTAAAGGGCAGTACAATTCCTTCGGGAAATACAAATACAGAAGCTGTGAGGATATTTTGGAAGCTGTAAAGCCTCTCCTGACAGAAACAAGAACTGTATTGAGCATCACCGACCAGATGGAAGTTGTTGGGGACAGGATTTATGTCAGATCAGAAGCACACTTGAAAGACTGTGATGATACTGGCGAAATCGTTACAGTTGCTTATGCAAGGGAAGAAGAATCTAAGAAAGGTATGGATTCTTCGCAGGTAACAGGCGCAGCTTCATCTTATGCCAGAAAGTACGCTCTAAATGGACTGTTCTGTATTGATGATAACAAAGACAGCGATTCTACTAATACAGGAGAGAAAGAAAAAACGTCCGGTAGGAAAGCGGAACCGGCAAAAGAAACCGAGATGATTAGTTCCGAGACTACTATGTCAATCAAAAACATTATTGATAAGTACCCGGAAGCCAAGCTTTTAGAACAGATCAAGGCTCGTTTCAAGGTAAATGACATTAAGTCACTTACAAAAGAGAAAGGGCATAAATGTCTCAAAATGTTAATTGACTATGACAAACAGCATGTAGAAAAGGAGTAACAGCATGAATAAAGTAATTCTTACAGGAAGATTTACACGTGATCCGGAAATCAAATATACAAATGACGGAACATCTATTGCGAGATTTTCTATTGCAGTGAACAGGAGATTTGTAAAAGAAGGTTCTGACCAGAAAGCAGATTTCTTGAATTGCATCGCTTTCGGAAAGTCGGCAGAATTTATCGAGAAATATTTTTCTAAAGGAATGAAAGCGGATTTATCCGGGAGAATCCAGACCGGCAGTTACACCAATCGCGATGGACAGAAGATATACACGACAGACATTGTTGTGGAAGAAATTGAGTTTGGCGAAAGCAAGGGTTCTAATCAGAATCAGCAGAAGTCGGAGACGCCGCATCCAGAAACAGACCCGGACGGATTTATGAACATTCCAGATGGAATTGACGAGGAGATGCCGTTCGCATGATACAAATTGACAGTAGGGAACATCAAAAAGTTATTGATGGCATTAAGAAAGCATTTGATGCAGCAGGAGAAAAATGGTTCGTGTCAAAGCTTTACGTCGGAGATTACATGAATTATGACAACCCTCGACTGGTTGTTGACCGGAAACAAAATCTTTCTGAATTATGCGGTAATGTATGCCAACAACATGAAAGATTCCGTGCTGAGATTATCCGGGCGAATGAAGCAGGAATAAAACTTGTGTTCCTGTGTGAACATGGAAAAGGGATTGAAAAGCTGGACGATGTGCTCTGGTGGGAGAATCCTCGCGGAAAGAAAAGAGTCAAGAAAAACGGTGTCTTGGTGGAACAGGAACAGAAAGTCATGCACGGTGATGTTTTGTATAAAATCCTCTGCACGATGCAGCGGAAATATGGCGTTGAATTTCTGTTCTGCAATAAAAAAGATACTGGAAAGCAAATAATGGAGATCTTGTCAAATGGACAAAGAGACAATTAAGCAGCAGTACAGTATGAGAGATGTTCTTGCCAGATACGGAATGGTTCCGAACAGAGCAGGTTTCATATGCTGCCCCTTTCACAAGGAAAAGTCAGCGTCCTGCAAAATCTACGATGATTCCTTTTATTGTTTCGGCTGTGGGACCGGTGGCGATGTGTTTGATTTCGTAATGCAATACGAATCCGTTCCTTTTAGTACTGCATTTATTGAGCTGGGCGGCACTTATGTCTCAAAAAAAGGTAAAAGTCGTAACCAGATCAGACATGAAATGCGAGATATCAAATCAAAAAAATGCAATCCTGCTCAGGTCTCAAACGAGCTTGAGCAGGTAGAAAAGAACATACTTATGTACGAAACAGCACTAAAAACGTTCCCTCCTGATTCAGAAGAGTGGTATATGTGCCAGTTTAATCTCGAAAAAGAAAAAAGCAGACATGAATTGCTGTCTGTTAAGTCAGGAGGTGAGTAAGATTCTTGAAAATATTGGAAATTTGCAAGCGCAAGACTTTATGGAAAAGCAACTGTATGAAGAACTTTTTGCGATAAAAAGTAAAATCGACCGCTCAGAAATCAAATTTAAGCTGATGGACCGGGCAAAAAGTGTGAAAGCGAAGCATATAGCAGAAGAGTTCATAAAGGAATTCCAGAAAGCAGAGCAGGAAAAGGAAAAAGAAGAAAAAGCAAATCGTTCTATGCAGTTGGTTGAAAACATCACAAATTTCTATCCTGATTCTGTTGATAAGGAATATCCTAACATGGCTTGTGGCAGCTGGATAGCTACAGAGAACGGAATATTTTCCTCTGAAACATCTAAGGCAAGAGAACTTGTATGTCACCACCCGATCATGCCGATACGTCGGCTAAAAAACATCGAGACAGGAGAAGAACAGATCACTGTAGCATTTAAGAGAGATGGCTACTGGACAGAAATAACTGTTCCAAAAATTGACATTGTGACTTCCAGAGCAATAACTAATCTTGCAAGGTTCGGGGTGCAGGTCAACTCAGAGAATGCAAGGCTTCTCGTAAAGTATCTGGCGGATGTTGAAATGTACAATGCCGATATGATCGACATACAGCACTCTACAAGCAAGTTAGGGTGGCATGGCAATGTATTTGTGCCTTACGACCTTTCAATTGTTTTTGATGGCGAATACCGCTTTAAAACACTATTCCAAAGCATACAGGAAAATGGAGATTACTTCAAATGGGTAACTCTAGCTAAACAGCTGCGGTCGTGCGGACGATTAGAGCCACGAATAGCACTGGCGGCATCTTTTGCAAGTGTGCTTGTACAGCCGCTTGATGTATTACCGTTCATCGTAGATTTCTACGGACAGACAGGTGGTGGAAAGACAGTAACGATCAATATAGCGGCATCAGTTTGGGGAAATCCTGCGCCGGGAGCTTACGTTGGAAACTTTCGATCAACAGATACATCATTAGAGACTAGAGCAGATATGCTTAATAATTTTCCAATGATCCTCGATGACTCGAAGAACGCTTCTCAGTATATTCGGGACAACTACGAAACATTGATCTATAATCTCTGTTCCGGCAAAGGGAAAGGAAGGTCAAATAAGGACCTCGGAGCAGCTAAGGAAAATACATGGAGTAATGTGACTATTTGCAACGGTGAGAACCCTATTTCGGAATTTGCAGACTCCGGCGGAGCTATCAACAGAATTATTGAGATTGAGTGTTGCGAGGATATTTATGAGAATCCGGCAGAGATTAACGGCATTGTCGTGAAGAACTATGGTTTTGCTGGAAGAGTGTTTGTCGGGAATCTCAAGCAGTTCACATCGGACGATCTGAAAGAAATGAAAGCCGAAATTGAGAAAGGCTTTGACGGATATGACTTTCCGGCAAAACAGGTCATGGCTATATCTACACTTCTGCTGGCTGACAAATTAGCTACAGATTTCATATTCAAGGATGGACGTGAGCTGACGGTCGAGGACGTTGTGGACATACCTACACGTAAAAAAGACGTATCTGAAGGACAGAGGTGTTATGAATTCATTCTTGAAAGTCTTTCCGTATACGGGCAGCACTTTGATGCTCAATTCAGTTGCGATCAATGGGGATTCAAGGAAACGCCAGATGAGTATGGAGATGTATATGTATATTTTTATCCGAAACCTCTTGAAAACCTTTTGAAAAACAATGGATTCTCCAGAAAAGCCTTTTCAGCTTGGGCGATTAATCGAGAACTAATTAAGCATACAGGAAAGAGAGATACAGTACTAAAAAGGGACGGTGGAAGTGTAATGAGGCTTATTGCAGTAAAGATTGTTGATATAAAAAGTCTCGAAAATGAGCAGGAAAATGAGGTTATTGAAACTGGTTTTCTGCCAACTAATGCCGAAACAAATGTTCCGTTTTCATAATTTTGTAACCATGTAACCGTTGTAACACGAAAAAAAACGTCCTATAGGAGAAAGTTTGAGAGTGTATAAAAAACATATACTCTAGTGATTCTCCTATATGAAAACCTTGGTTACATTGGTTACACGGTTACATATCTCTGAAACCCGCATAAAATAAGGGTTTTGTCGTAACCAATAGGTCGAAAAAGCCGGTTACACGTTGGTTACAAAATTAAAAAGTATATACAATTAGATTTATTATAGCAAAATTAATTGAATATTACAAAAATATTTAGTTGACATAATTTTTACAAGGAGTGGTTACAAAATGAAAAAAGATGATCTCAATAAAAAGCAGAGATATGCATTAGACACGATGCTGTCTGGCAGTAACGTTTTTCTGACAGGTGATGCAGGAACAGGTAAAACAACGGTTATCCAAACGTTCATCGATGAGGCGGAAAAAGCTGGTAAAAGCGTTCTGGTATCTGCTACTACCGGAATAGCTGCGGACAATATCGGATACGGAGCGACCACTGTGCATCGTGCGCTGAATATTTCGATCAAATTTGAGGACTATAAGAAAAAAGTGAAATCCAGAGCTGAACTTCTGAAAGAAGCAGATGTTCTCATTATTGATGAGATCAGTATGTGCCGGTTCGACTTGTTCAACATGATCGCAAAAACAATCGTCACAGAAAATGAGGAAAGAGCCGTTGAGAGACTTTTAAACGGAGAGGATAAAGAAGACGTTCAACTGATCGTAATTGGAGATTTTTATCAGCTTCCCCCAGTTATCACAACAGATGACCGCAAAATTCTCTGCCGGATGTATGGATCTGATTATGGAAAGGGCGGAAAGTACGAACACGGATATGCTTTCATGTCTGAATACTGGAAAGAAATGGGATTTGAATATATCAAACTTGATGAGGTATGCAGGCAGAATGATGAAGGATTTAAATACGTTCTGAATGATATCAAATACGGCAACAATATCCGTAAATCAATCGCATACTTGGAGAATAACGAATCAGACAAGGTTATACCGAAAGCGCCGTTTCTGGTCGGAACAAATGCTGAAGCTGATCGGCTTAATAATACTTTCCTTGGCAAGTTGGATAAAAAGACGGAAAAAGTGTTTCATGCAGCAGTTGACGGAGATTTGACATCTGCCGATATTAAAAACATTGCATTTGCCAGAGAAGACTTGACGCTGAACATCGGTGCAAAAGTGATGATTACCGTCAACGATCTGTCTGGTAATTACGTTAACGGAACGATTGGTATTATTCAGAAAATCGTAGACAATGGAGAGTTTGAAGAATCCTATCTGATTATTAAAACGGACAAGGGTAAAACAGTTAACTTGTACAGATACAGCAAAGACATTGAGAAACAGGTTATTGAGGAATCCGAACAAGAAAAGGACGGTCAGAAGATCGTGAAAGAGAAGATTGTCCGTAAGAAAGTTGGGTCATTCTCTCAGTTCCCGGTAAAACTTGCCTGGGCAATCAGTATTCATAAATCACAGGGACAGACATTTGAAAAGATTAATATTGATCCTTGCTGTTGGGATCCAGGACAGTTCTACGTGGCTGTTTCCCGGGCTAAATCAGCTAACGGCATACATTTTATCAGACCGATTAAGCAAAGCTATATAAAGGCGTTTAGCAAGGATAACGAGCAACTTCTTGAGCAGAGTTTTGAGGTGGAAGAAGGTGTGTAACTATGAGGGTGACACATGAGCAGATACCGAACACTATAAAGTTTTTACAGATCGACTTTCCGGCACTGGTCCTCCAGACTGCCGGAATCGAAGAAAATGATGAATACTGGCAGCAGGTGACAGAGCAGATTCATATCATGTCAGAAAAATATCGAAAAAACGGGTTTGTAGATCATATGCTATTGGCTTATGCGGACTATCTCGAAAAAATGTTTAAAAGAGCGCAGAGGATGAAAAAGGAGCGTGAGAAGAATGTACAAACAGAAGTATAAAGAAGGTCAGCAGATTCACAAAGACATATATCTGTACATCTGCCGATATATCAAGGAACATCGGTACGCACCGTCCTACAAAGAGATCGCCGACGGGGTTGGCGTGTCAAACGCCACGGTACTTCGTCACATGGACATGCTGCGAACTGATGGGCTGATCGAAACGGATCACCCGAAGACGCCGAGAGCGTTCCGGTTGACGGGATATGAGTTCGTGACAAGGAGGAAGAAACATGAAACTGTATGAGCTGTTCAAAGGCACTGAGTACGTTGGAGAGTTCACTCTTGACGAGATCATAAGCATCACAGGAGCACATCGGAGCGCACTACTCAACAGCGTGGCGCACGGCGTCCTCGTAAATGACTTGTGGGACGTCTCTCCGGCTTATGACAGGACTTTAAACCGAAATGACGACAATTTCATTGCTTAAGCAGTTTGAGGCCGTTACAAGGCAAATTAGGAGGTGTGTGAAGCGTGAGCAGTAAACTTAAAGCAAAACCACGAAAGCAGAGACTTCCTCTAGCTCAGTCCAACCAGGCGGCACAGGCGTTTGGACGAGCAATGATTAACTGCCATAGCCAGATCAAAAGCATGGAGAAAGAAGCCTATGAGAATGGATTCAACGATGGAGAAGATTGGGCTGATACGATTAACGTCGTTACAACGATGATGGCTCTGAGACGTTTATATGGTTTTTCTACGAAACGTTTGCTCACAGTCATGCAGACTGCCAACGAATACGTCAAAATGGCAAATAGGGGTGAAATGAGCGTTCTGAGCATGATGCAGGATATTGAAGAGAACACAGATGTAATATTTGATGAGACGAATAAGAATCTGGTTAAGAAGATGGGAGTATAAAATCATGCATCAACTGCACAATAGCGTGTCAGTTGCTTACATGGGGAAAGTGAGGATGGCAAGAGGATGGTAATAGTAAAATTAAACCCGATAAATAAAAATGATTTAAAAGTCGGAGATGTAGTTGGAGTTGCAAGGGAAGTACGGTGTGGATGGGGAACAAGTTTTAGACACGTCATGGTGTATCCGGCAAAGATCATTCGTATAACTCCTAAACGAACCAAAATCGAAACCGACAAGTTCGGAGAACACGATAAAT